CCGTGCAGTCTCTTGGCGTTTTGTTTAGCACTAAAATAATAGTTTTGGGGGATTTAAAATCAGCGACCCAATAAATGTTTAAAGGCCAGGTAGGATGAGATGGTCCACACCAATCTCACCTACACTGCCTATACGGCTACCCCGGTAAACATTCTCTACCGCTATCTGCTCGTCTGGTGTTGTCCCAAACGCGAGCCAGAAAGATAGCCGGGACTTCGCGACAGGCTCGGTCCATTGCCTGTTCATTCCAAGTCCTCTGTTAGTATATTTTCGCAAAGACACATCATCCAACGGTTTGGCACCATTAGACGACCTTATTAGAGCCTGATAAAACTCTTGCACAACCGGTATTCCACCAACCATTGAGATTCCTCCCAATCCGATAGCAGCACCCCAGCGTTGTGTTATTTTATCATTGTCCAAAGGCTTAAGAGAAACGCAGTCTTTAGAGATAGAGACACGGGGATCACGCACCATCACGTAATTAACCCCGTCAAAGATGGGTTGAGCTTGACAGAAAACGATTTGCTCAAGGACATAAACAGGGTCTTCGATTTTCACCGTAAACCCAAAGTCCAAGAACCATGGAGCTATTTTCGGCAGGAATTCTACTAATTCCTCAGCCTCAAACATCAATCCACAATCATCTCCATCATTAATCAACTCCCCATCAATCTCATTCTCCAGAAACAGACTGAATACAATGGCGCACATAATAAGGACATTTCCAAGTGACGTGTCAACATCACCAGATTGTCGCTTACCGCGAACACTGTACTTCACCCAGCCATCTACACAGAACCCAGACCCTCTATTATGCAATTGCCATTTAACCAGTTTCCTGAATAGCTTACTGCGAGGGTAATACTTCTTGTAGATGCTGTGTGACCACTCTAAAGCGTCTTCACTGACATGTTGGTCCATACGGTGGGCATCAAGCCCAAGAAAGACAGGTTTCTTAAACCTCATCCATTTCTTGGCTATCACTTGCCCCCTTTGAGCCATATTGAGTCCCTTCATGACGGTGGGTGACCCAAATAACTTGTCGATAACAGCATATATCCTTTTCTCTATCGGGCGGATATAGGTCCCTAGTTCAAGATTGTATCGTGGTTTCCGTGGAGAAATTACACGAGGCACCGAGCGCTTCAGGCGAGAATATTTTACTTTCTCAAATTTACAAAACACCCCAATAAAAGAATCTTTAATAGATATACCTTTTACATTGAGGGATTCCATGGCCCTTTGATAAATCGATCTCTTCTGTGGCGGACATGTATCAACATAATGCTGATATGTCATACGCGTGGAATGAGTGTCGGTTTTATCAAAACCATCGGAAAATTGTTTCAACCTTGTGATGAAGACGCCTGGGCGAGGCCGAGGAGGAGCTACGAACGTACCATGTTGATCCTTTACATAAAATACTCTCTCCTTCAAGGCCATCTCCAATGCTTGAACAGTGTTGTTAAAGGCGAAGAACTTGACACCAGGCGAGAAACCTGGCACCAGAAATAACTTTCTCACCTTTGTGAGTGCTCCCGGGATTCTTGTTACCTCCAAGTTGGCGTGGTTGGGAGCTGTGCTTAAAGCACAGTCCACGCCAGGTAACATCCTCGGGCCCCCTCACACCGCCGAGAAACCACGACGGGTTTCTCGGAAGGTTGTCCACTTGAACAAGGACGGAATGCCGCTACGATTTGTGCGGCCCCTCTCTACACTCTCATGCGCTAAATTGACCCGCGCTGTTGAGGAGAAGGTGGCAGCTCCTATCCTGGCTTCGTCGGGGACGAAGGCAAGTTCAACTGCCAATTCTATCACGGACCGGATCCGCCAAGGGCGGACACCATGTTCAGT